CTTTGTGTCGTGTGCGGCCCTACAGCGACGAGTTTCTCAGTTCGCCTTGCGCGTAGTTTCTCCGTCCCGGCCTGGCCGGTTTGCTGCCTGAAGGGGCCTTGGGAGGCGTCTCGGCCTTCGCCGCGTCGACGAGGTAAATGTGGTCCAGATGCAGGACTACGCGCACCTCCATTGGTTGGATGATGGTTCGGGTCAGCGCCGACCATGCCGCGATGTCAGTGTACCGGATCGCGTTCGGTCCCCAGCCGTTGGAGCCGCGCGCGGCCGACAATTCGATGAACCAGCGCCAGATATGGGCGCAGCTTTCTGGCATCGGCGGGCCGGTCAGTTCGGCCATCCGCTTGCCAGTCTGGCGTTCAACCGATTCGAGATGCTCCCGTGGGGTGGAGCCGTCTTTCAGGCGGCGGTTGAGCCGGAAGTTGTGTTCGGCGTGGGCGACGAGTCCGGCGAGGTCGTCGGCCGATAGTTTCCCAGGTTGGCCGAGAATTCGAGCACCTGGTCACGCATCCAGCGAGCCTTGCGATTGCCGAACAATTCCCGCGCCGTTGCGCGCGACCACGCGAGGTTGATCGGTGAGCCGTTGGGCGCGACCAGACTCCAGCCGGTGACCAGCGCCGCCGCCTTCTCGACGTTTTCAAATTGAAGTTCTTCATCGGTCGCGGCCCGGCCACCGCGCGCAAGCACGCGATTGTTCCGCGCCCGCATATAAGCGGCGCCCGCGTCGGAGGTATCCGACATCACGTCGATCCAACCGTTTTCCTCGGTGTCCCTGTTGATGCAGGGCGAACCGTTGAATGGGTTGATCAGCGTCATGCGGACCGTTTCGTCGATACCGATCAGCAGATCGTCAATGCCGGCGAGCGCCATGGTTATACCTCCGTATCGACAACGCGGATCGTGGTCTGAACCACGCCCGGCGTGGTGCCGAGATATTTCAACGCGGTGAAATTCGCGGTGATCGACTGACCGCCTTCGCCCGTGTAGTTCACGTCGGCGGTCGAGAGTTTGATACGCGGCAGGAATATGACGATGGTGGGTGTGTCGGGATCGTCGGTGGTGTCGAGACGCACCATCAATTGCAGTTCGGTCTCGTTATCGAACCAATCGAAGAAGGTGTTGTCGGCGAGGAACGCGGTCAGCGTCCCGGTGCCACCGGCGCGGCCCAGGAAGATTTCGGCGGCGAAATCCTGGCCCGCGACCCCGGCCGGGCTGGGCGGCAGCGCCAGCGTGAAGTCGATCGCGGTCAGCACGCCGAGGTTCACGCCATCGATCATCACCATGCCGGATACCGCGGCACAGATCCCGGTCGAGGTTTCCGTGTTGGGAGCCGTGAAATACGGCGCCGCCAGCGAATTCGCCGAGCGGCCGGAAATCGTCAGATCGATGGTGGCATAGCCCGAGGCGGGCATCTTGAGCACATAGCCGGCGAGGCGGTTTTCGAGAAACAGCCGCCCGGTGTCGAGATCATCATGGAACACCTCCAGCGCCATCTTGCGCGACACAATCCCGGTCGAGGGGACGATGGTCGAATGGCCGCGCCTCGTGCACGTGAACGCCACATCGGCGGCCTGAGTGGTTGGCGCCGGCGTGACCGTGACGGTCTCGTTGGTGACCCCGGAGAAGCCCAGGATGACGAAATTGGCGTTGTTGTTCGCCACGGCCGACATCCCGGTGAACAGGAGCGGATCGCCGACGCGCAGGCCGAGCGCCACCGGATCGCCCCCGCCAAACGTGAAGGTGCCCGCGACACTGTCCGCCGCCACGCTGGTCAATTGCGTCTGCGACAGAGCGATCGGGCCGACTCGGGTATCGCGGTGGCTCGCTTCGATGAAGTCAAAATAGGTGGCGGGCGAGAGTTCACCGCTGATCGTGCCGTCCACGCTTTGCGCGCCGAGCCGGAAATCCGCCACCTGTCGATCGGTGCGGATTTCCGCGCTGGCATAGCTGGCACGCTTAAGGGCCGGCGTCAGACTGACCCGGCGCAAGGCCTGGGCCCCTGCCGCGCCCGGCGCGGTGGCGACGTTGTCCAACGCGTTCGCGGTCATGACGCCGCTGGCGTAGAACTTGTAAGTGGTGCGTACGGCTACGCCTTCGGCCAACGACATGATCGTTTTCCTTTATGCTTGCGTGTTTGGATGTTCGCGTGATGGCGCGGCGGCGGTGCCGTCAGCCGGTGAAGCGGTACTGCCAGACGATCAAAGAACCCCGCATGGTCCAGTTGCCCGCGTCCACCAGTGACGCGTTCGAATCGTCCTCGTCGAAACCCGACATCCCGCCGATGAACGACAGCGCGCCGGAGCGGAGCGAGCGAAACACTGCTTCCGCGTCTGACAACAGCCCGAGCGCCACGGTGTCGTTCGCGAGGTTAACGTCCGAGAAGACGCGCACGACGACGCTGCCATGCTTCACCTTTTCGTTGGCGAACCGGCCGCCGCCGAAGCCCACCGTGTTCTCCCGCCCATAGGTCAACTCGTTACGCATGAAGTGCGGCGTTACGCGTGGGTCGGGCAACACGCCCGCCTCCTGCGCGCGCCAGAACGTCGGCACATCGGCATGGGTCCAGCCGGCGTTCCAGATGCTCCGCACCTGAGCGTCGATGGAGCCGTAGATGAGCGCCGTCATCAGCCGGTCCGTGGGGTAATGAAGATCGCGGGGTAGAGGATTGGCGCCTTCGTCGCCAGGCCGCGTCGCCGGCGCCCGCGTATCGGTGTCACGGCGCCGGCCGAGCCAATGTCAGTGTAATTGAACAGGATCGTCGCCTGATCACGGAACCGGGCTTGCAGCACGATCGCCGCCGCCTGGATGAAGTGCGGTTTGACCTGACGGACGAAGGGCGCGCCGGCCTTGTCCGTGCCAGTCTCAAGACGCCGGGCGTACTCCACGTCGGCCGCGATGATCGCCTGTCTTGTGTTGACGGTGACCATATCGAGCAACGCCTCGTCGTTCCCGTCGCGGGCCGCCTCGACCCCATCAATAAACAGGGTCAGATGCGCCAGCAGATTGCCGGTCAGCACTGGCACCGCCGCGGCGGTTTCGATCATCGCCTCGGAAATGACCTCATTCAGATAGTTCCAGATGAACACGATCACGCCATCCGCCTTCACGGCGTTGAGCGGCGCGCCCTCCACGCCATCCACGAACTGCCGATAGAGCGGCGGGATGCCGGACCGAGCGGTTTGCTCCACCAGCACCCGGTCGCGCTGCTCAGCGCCCACGCGCGCCAGGGCGGCCCGCATCCGCGCGTCGGTCCCCTGGGTAAAGACAGTGATTTCGCGGATGAACCCGCGATGCTGCGCGGCGGTGATCATCACGAGCTGACCTGAAGCGTCCAGCCGATCAACAGCGTGCCGTCATAGATCGGCGCGGCGCTTTGCACAGTCCGGATCAGATTGTCGGAAAATACCCGATCGTTGCGAGCGGGTGGCGTGGGCCACGCGGCGGCGGTGATTTCATCGTCGAGAATCTCGATCTTTTCCTCGCCGAGCATCTGAACGCCGATGGTCCTGACCTCGACGCGCCCGCGCTGTGTCGTGGTTGGAACGAGGTTGCCCGGAACGCCTCTGACGGTGACGGTGATGTAAGACGGCGGGTCGCTGCCGGGGACCACTCGACTTAAGGTCATCGGGCGGCCGCTTTTTTTGATCATGGCGCGGCGAGCCCAAAGCAAGGGGCTGGTGGTCATGCGATCTGCACGTCCAGCGCATCGCCATCGAGCAAGGAGAGGGCCGTGGCGGGAATGGCGCCCACTCCGCTCCGATCGAAAGAGTAGGCGCCGACGCCCTCGTTGGTGACCGCGCGAAGCGTTGGGTCTACCCCGGCGCTGGTGAGCATCGCGACACAGGTCAGGATACAGGCTTCCTCGTAGCGGAACGGCAGATTCCGGCCGGCGTCGGCGGGAAGCGCCCAGCCGCCGGAATAGGTCACCACGATGTTCCGGCCGAACCAGTGGTAGCGGTATCCCATGACGTCCAGCCGCCAGAGCAACCCCGCGTTCGGGTCGAACTCATAGAGCGTGGGGTCGATCGTTTTGCCGTACTCGGTCACCGAAAGAACGGCGGTCACCGGGCGGCGCGCCAGGACGAGACCTCCGCGATGACGGACCTCGCGGAACGTCTCCATCACCGTCTCCACACCGAAGACGCGATCGTGGCAGTAGCCGGCGATGGCATCGGAGGCCACGTCGACCACCAGCCCGAGCGCGTCGGAGGTTGCATCGCCTTCCCCCATGCGCCCGACGACCGCCTCGGGCGTCGTCAGGCGGGTGCTCGGGGCTGGAGTGATAACGGTCAGGATCGACATGTCACCGGCGCCTTGAGCCCCGTCTGGCAGACAGCAAACCGCCATCCGGCTCCGAACTGGTGGCCATCGGTATCACCCGGGTCTCGCCTGATGACGCCGACCCCGGCGCGGCCGGGGTCCAATCGCCCGCGTCGATCTGACCCGTGGCGGTGAGGCCAGGTATCAGTTCGTCACGGATTTCGACGTGGCTCCCCGCCACAAGCAGGACGACCGAGATGCCGTCCGGCGCGTAGGGGAAGGCCTGGAGCACGAGCGCGTTCGCCATGGCCGTTAGCTCGGCCGGCTCGCGAGGTGGCCCCTGACCGCAAGCGCGGCGATCGAGGCGGCGCTGGTGTTGTTGGCGGGCGTGATCGTCATTTGCAGGTATCGCTTGTTTCCGACGTAGCCGAGTCGAAACACGCTGTTGACGCTGGCGAAATTGAACGACGCCGAGACCTCGGGATCGGCGCCGCGAACGCTGGAAATCATGTCTTGCACCGCCACCGGCGCCGCGTCGGACATATTCGACTGCATCCCCTCTTGCAGCAGCGTCGTGAAGGTCACGTCAGCGTCGGCGATGGCGCCCGTCAGAATGAAAAACGTGATGGAGTCACAGCCTTGCAGGTCGATGATCGACGACACGATCGGCGTGTTGGTGGCGTCGGACTGCGGCGGAATGAACGGCACCGCCTGGATTTCGTGCATCAGGTCGCGCATGGCGCGGGCCTCCTTTGAGATGAGATGAAAGGGCGAAGCCGGGCCAGGCCCGGTCACTCGGGATCAGGCGGAGATCAGCAACAGCTTGATCGCCTCGAAGTTCACCACGTCGCCGCCCACCCGCTTGCGCGTGTAGAACAGCACGAAGGGCTTCGCCGTGTAGGGATCGCGCAGCGCCGAAATGCCCAGACGATCGACGATCGTGTAGCCGGCCTTGAAGTCGCCGAACGCGACCGGCAGCGCGCCGGCAGCGATGGCGGGCATGTCGGCCGCCCATTGTACCGGATAGGACAGCAGCGTGGTCGGTGTTCCCGCCTGGATGCTCGGCTGCCACAGATAGCGGCCCTGCAAATCCTTCAACAGCATGACCTGTCCGACCGACTGGCGCTGCATGAGGAACTGTGCATTCGCCAGGTAGAAGTCCTTCAACCCAAACGTCAGATTGATCAGACCATCGGCGGTCAGCAGGGCGGCGTTGCCGCTGTGGATTTGCTCGATCTGGCCGTTGTTCGACGTGCCGGCCGGATAGGTCAGAAACCCGCGCGGCTGCTTGACCCCGGTCCCGGCGACGAATGCTGTCGCCTCGATACGTGCGAAGCGGTCGGCGATCTTGCCGGAGATCCACGCCGATACGTCGATCGAGGCATCTTCAAGCAGCTTCTGGGTTGCGGACGGCATCGCGTACATCTCGTGCGCCGGGATGCGCAGCACGCCGACGCCGGGCGTGTTGGTCGTGGTCCGGGTCTCCTGTTCGCCGACCCATCCCGCGTCCACCTGGCCAAGATCATTCGGCACCTCCAATGCGTCGGTGCTGATGTTCTCGATGGTGGCGATCTGCCGGACCGGGCTCGTCTCGTAGATTTGCGTGATGATCCGCGCCGACATCTGATCCGGCACCCAGTAGCCGCCGTCCGGATCGGACCCCACCTCCATCGCCTTCGTTTCCACCCCGCGCTCGTCGCGCCTCAGATAGGTGGGAAACGACTCCTCGTAGGCTTTGATCGCTGCGAAATCGATATGCTCGTCCAGCACTCGCGCGCCGGCTTTGAGCTGGCCCCGGCTGGCCAGGGTCAGGATATGGAATCGGCGCGCGGCGGCGCGGGTCTTCACGTCATCGTCGCCGCCATTACCCATGCCGCCGCGGTTGAGCTTCGTCTCGATGGACGAAAGCCGCCTGGTGATCGCGGTCTCGCTGGCCTCCTGCTTGGAGATGACCGAGGCAGTGAAGGCGTCGATCTGCGCTTTCACTTCCGGGCCGATCTTATTGCCGGCGTCCTCGGCGATCTTACGCACCGAGGCGAGGTCGGTCTGCATCGACGTTTGCAGTTCCTTCCAGTTATCACCGATCGCTTTGACCTCTCGGCCAATATCTTCGATCACTTTCGGATCGACGTTCATGCCGTCAGGCATAGGTTTGTCCTTCGCGTTTACGTTGAGCGGGAAAGACTGCTGTTTGTCTGGCGCAGAGCGCCCAGCAGTCCGACGAGCGAGGTGCTCGCGCCCGCGTCACGCGGCGGAGAAATCGCTTTGAAGCCCTCGGCGAGAACCGCCTTGGCTTCGCGCTGGGAGAGGCCCACGTCGCGCAGGACTCGTTCCAGAAACCGGATGTCGCGCGGATCCCCCCGCGCGATGAGAGAGGCAACCGACGTGATCCGCGCCTCGGCGTTTGCCGGGTAGAACACCGGGCTGATCTCCAGAAGTGACAGCTCGGAGATCGAACGGCGCGGATCGGCGTCGGTCTTGCCTCGCGTGAAATTCGTCGCCCGGTAGCCGATCGACATATCCGACAGCGCTCGCTCTTTGAGCGCCGCGTAGATCGACTTACCGCGTTCAGTGTCGAGCGCGATCAGGCGCCCGGTGGCCTCCAGGCCCTTGCTGTCTTCGGTCAGTTTTGTCCAGACGCCGCACGGGATCAGATCGTTCGCGAGCGTGGTTCCGGTTGCGAAACCCGCGTGGTTGACGAACATTTTCACCGATCTGCCTGACGTCTGCGAAGCGGCGAGTGTGCGGCCGAACGCGCCCGGCAGGATCAGATCGCCGTTATCATCCCTGATGTTAAAGACCGAGGCATAGCCTTCGAACGTGCCCGGCTGTGTCTCGGACAACTTGTATTCGAAGGGCCTCAACGCCCAGGTGTCCGGGCCACCGGCGCCAGCGGTGGTACCGCCGTCCATCATGTCGATCATGCCATCGG